CGAGAGCCTGCAAACGCTGGATGGGTAGGTCGAAAGCATACGGGAGGCGAAAGCCGAGGCGGAGAGTGCGGGCCGGACAAAAGACACTAATGCGGCCATTGCTGTGAGGGGTTGCGATAAAATCGCAACATACTGTAAAGGGCAATGCGTGTTCCCAAGCCACTAACGCAGAGGGGTGTCGATAGTCCTTGCGGAGAAGCGCAAGGCACAGTAATAACTAAAACAAAGTACATCTATGAAAGAGTTTTTGGAGATTATGGAGAAGGACATCATGAGTGAGAACTTCACCAAGAAGGAGTATGTGGTTTATGGCATCGTGGCACCGCTGGTGCTGGTGCTGGTGTGCGGGCTGGCTGGAAGCCTGGCGTGACAATGTGAGTAACGTTTTTAAAATATCAAGTAACTATGAAGAGTATTAAATTCCGCATGACGGGCACATGTCCGCTCATGCTCAACAACCCGCAGACGGTTAATCCGATGAATGAGTTCACCAAGGCTATTGCCGAGCTTACATCAAAGCGCAAGAAGACTGACGATGACCAGAATGAAATCTTCCATCTGAAGTTCCTTGCTTCATGCTACTGGAACAACAAGGGACAGTATTTCCTGCCGGCAAACATGATTGCCAAGTCGTTCGAAGCGGGAGCCAAGGAGAACAAGCTGGGCGCAAAGTTCCAGCGCAGCGTGTTCGTATTCAACGATGGCATCCTGAAGTTCGAGGACAACGGATGCACACCCGAAGAATTATGGACAGACCACGCCGAGAAGTATGTGGACATCCGACCTGTCGGCATCATGAAGTCGAAAATTGTCACAGCCCGCATGATCATACCCGAGTGGAGTCTGGATGGTGAGCTGCATTTCGATGAGAGTCAGCTCAACAAGAGCGAGGTTTGGTTGGCCATGACGAATGCCGGACTGAGGTACGGAATTGGGACATATCGGCAGTGCTACGGACGATATAAGATTGAAGAAATAAAATAATTCAGTTTAGCAGAGATTAGCTGAGATAAGCGGAGCTATGTATAGCATAGCCTGGCCTGGCAAAGTTATATCCAAACAAAGCGCATTAAAGCATAGCTTAGCGGAGCAAAGCAAAGCTAAGCACAGTACAGCAAAGCCATATCCGAACAAAGCAGAGCTTAGCGTAGTTTAGCAGATCTCAGAATAGTCCTGTAATATTCAGCGTACTTTAGCGAAGTTAAGCATGGTTATATCCAAACCTGGCTAAGTATAGCCCAGCAGAGCGGAGCGGAGTAAAGCATAGTGCAGCTAAGTTATATCCCAACTTAGTCAAGCAGAGCAATGCGGAGCGAAGTATAGTAATAGCCGAGCGGAGTCATGTATAGTGTAGTTCAGATAAGCAAAGCGGAGCAAAGTTATATCCACTCGTAGCGGAGCAGTGTCAAGCAGAGTATAGTACAGCTAAGCCAAGTTTTTTATTCTTATAGATTATGACACATCAAGAATCAATTAAGGCATCCCGCCAGCGCAGGCTGGTAGAGGATGACAAGTTCGACCGCCACATGAGGGCGGCGAGAGTGCGGGATATTGACAGCCGCAAGGCCGTCTTTGCCCGTCAGACGGAAGAAGGCATCAGCCGCAGTGAGAACCGTAAAGCAATTCAATCATCAATATATTAAAATTATGGAATTAGAAGGAAAAATCTCGGTGGTGATGCCAGCGGCAAGCGGTGTCAGCCAATCTACAGGGAATCCGTGGATGTCACAGGAATATGTGATGGAATACTTTTGGTTTCCGAATCAGACAAACCCATCGAATATCGTGATGCGAGTTTTCGGTGAAGACAGGATCAAGCAGTTCAACCTGCAACAAAATGACGAGGTGCGTGTTCGCTTCCACATCGAAGCCCATGAGTACAATGGCCGTTGGTTCAATGAGACGCGGCTCGACGCTGTGACCTTCATAGGAGCCAGTGCATCGAAGAGCCCACAGCCGCAAAATCAGCCGGCACAGCAGACGAACACTCAGGTAGCGGGACAACAGCAGGGGCAGCAGAATCAAGGGCAGCAGGAAGCCCCATTTCCCCCGAAAGTGGACGCAAACGGTAATCCAGTAAACAACGATGGAAATGATGACCTGCCATTCTGACTACTACAAGGAAGACCAGCCGATGGGCTGGCCTTCGCTTTCGCGGGAGGCGATGCCTAACAGGGCGTGGGAAGGATTGCGGAAGAAACGCAAGGCATGGGGATGACGGACGGCGATAGAATCGCCTTACAACGGACAAAGTAAAACATAGAGACTATGACAAAAGAGAATTTTGACGTAATTCCTGAGTTCACGAAGAACAAAAACGGCGTGAACATCAAGAAGTGCTGTGCCAGTTGTGCGTTGCACGACATGCACGATTACGAGGGGCCTCGGAGGAAGTGCAAGCTCAGCGGAAAGGTGGTGGACAAGAGTGACTGCTGCAGCAAGTGGGTAATCAGTGATTTCATCAGCAACATCAAATTATCACGATGACTACGCAGGAGCGAAACCGCGACTATTACCTGCGCAACCGTGAGCGCATTCTGGCACAACGACGCGAGTATTACCGAGACTATCTAAAGAAGGGTTTGCGCAGACCGAAACCGCCTGCTCATGGGCGTAAGCAGCGCGACCATGAACGATATATGGAACAGCGCGAGAAGATATTAGCCAAGCAGAAGGAATACCGCGAGGCTCACCGTGACGAGATCAATGCCAGAAGGCGACAGCGAAGCAGCGAGAAGACGGTGGAGAGGCTGAGGGCGTTGTACCAGACTGCGAAATGATAACAAGCCGCGACGACATCGCGGCATACTTGACAAGGAACTATGAGCGAAACAAATAACAAGATACCACTACCAGGAGAGCAGGCACCGCAACCACGGAAGCCCGACTTCTTGCAAGGCGATGATTGGTTTGAGACGAAAGTCGATGATGACTTCCTTGACTTCGACGAACCATACCGACCGCCACGATACACGATGGAGCGCGATGGTGTGCCGTTTGCCGACGTTGGAGAGTTGCACATCATCAGCGGCAAGCCGGGCAACGGCAAGACGGGGTTGATGAGCCAACTGGAAGCGGCGACGCTTGGCAGGCAATTTGGCAACACCTTGGCACGTGACGTTGGTCACATCGTGCGTGACGAACAGGGCAACATCGTAACGGGCGAAGACCGTAGGCCGTTATTTCAGCAGCGACCGACGCGCATCCTACACATCGACACGGAGCAGGGCAAGGACGACACCATTGCCTTTAAGAACCGCGTCATCTCCATGTCGGCCATTGATCCGCAGGATGCCAAGCAGCATTTTTTCATCCTGCGGCTGCGCGACACCGAGACAGCCAAAGACAGATGGAAGAAGATACTGAAAGCCATTTGGCAGGTACAACCGACCGACATATTCCTGGACGGAATGCTCGACATCGTAGAGGACTATAATGACCAGAAGGAGTGCCAGCCCATCATCCGCAAGTGCATGATGCTGGCGACCTACTACGATACGAGTCTATGGGCTGTGTTGCACGAGAATCCAATGGTTGACAAGCTGGTCGGCACCTTGGGCAGTATCACCCAGCGCAAGGTGTCTGAAATCTTCTCCGTCATCAAGGTAAAGCAAGCCGACCTAAAGCCCAACGAGAAGCGAGACGACCTGCCAGACATCTACTTCCGAGTGAAGCAGAACAAAGCCCGTGGCAAGGACGTGAGTGACTGGCTGTTTCAATACGTCACCAATGCCGGTGGCTGGGGTCAGCCTGTGGAGATTGAGGACAATGGCATGAAGGTGGTCAACGACAAGGAAATGGCCTTTATCAAGGAGGCAGACGAACGGCTGAAAGCATTCAACTGGACATCAGCAGGCGCAACGTACACCGAACTTGAACGCTATCTGCGTAGGAGTGTCAGCGGGAGACGTGCCGGCGACCTGATCAACATTGCCGCCGAGCACGGCATCATCTATAAGAGCGATAAGAAGAAATACCACTACAACGGACTCAAAGAACTGCCGAAGGACAACAGTCAGGATTTGCCGTTCGATGGGCCGAATAATGAACAAGCACCTTATTAAGTTTATGCAATCACACGATAGAAAAGGAGAGAAACGGCTTGGTAAACACGAAGCAAGCGTGAACTACTTCCAGATGCGCAGGTGTCAGATAATCTTTAATCAGGATATATCGAAGGATATTATTGAAAAAGGACTGATGCGGTGCATCGTAAGCGAAGATAAGGAGAAGCACAGGCTTTTTCTCGTATTCACAAAAATGGATGGTCACAAGGTAACGAAGAACGGCCAGAACGGGCAAACAGCATCAGTGAACACATACTATATCTACGATAAAGTGATGGAGTTTTTCGGGCTGACTGGAATGTTCGGTAATTATCGCCTACACATATCTGGAAATCTATCAAAGATTGCTGACTGTATTACTTTACAACTGATGAAGTGCAGCTCGCTGAACGATCTGCGAGGTGCAAGGATGCAATCGAAGACTGATGATATGGTAAAGACATTGGCTACGGAGATACCATCCACCATAAGCAAAGAGCCTGATATTAAGACTTGTATTCGCATATTGAAACAGGCAGGTTATAAGATCATGGCTCCAATAACAGATTATCGAGAAGTTTGATTCCCTCCGCATAGCCCCTCGCACCCCACACCCCCACCCCCTATGTATATAGGGGGATGGGGTGTGGAGGGATGCAAGCGGCCAGCGGGCGACGCGCGACGCGCACACGCACACGCGCGTTTATGGTTTTACAGATAATCCAATCCCAAAACCACCCTTTATAGTAAAAAGGGTCTCACCATTTATAGTAAAAAGGGTCTCACCCTTTATAGTAATCGACTTTTTAAGCCTTATGCCAAAGATACCAGACGACATCGTTAAGCGCGTACAGGACGCGGCCAAGATTGAGGACGTAGTGATCGATTGCAACGTGACACTCCGCAAGGCGGGTGTGAACCTCACGGGACTCTGCCCCTTCCACGACGACCGGCACGACGGCAACTTCATCGTCCGTCCATCGACGGTGCCCGAGAAGCGAGGCGGCAACACCTACCGCTGTTTCGTGTGTGACGCGAAGGGCGGGCCCGTGACATTCCTCATGGAGCACGAACGGCTGTCGTTCCCCGATGCCATCCGATGGCTCGGAAAGAAATATTGTATAGAGGTGGACAACGTGCCAGTCAACTACACGCCGCCACCACCACGACCCGCACCACCACCGCTGCCCGTGCTCGAGATACCGAGGTCATACGTCGTTCGCACGATGCAAATAGATCAGGAGCGCACGGTCATCTTCACCTCATGGTTGCGCCTGCTTCCGTGGGACGATGAGCAGCGGGCACGACTCCAGCAGACCTTGTGGCAGTATTGTGTGGGCGGTTGGCGCGATGGTCGCGTGGTGTTCTGGCAGATAGACCACACGGGCGTTCCGAGAGCCGCCAAGCTGATGAAGTACCTGCCCGACGGACACCGCGACAAGAACGTGCACCCTGGTTGGATTTACAATCAAGACGGATGCCGGCAGCAGCTCGACCCCGACCACCACACCATCCTGAAGCCGCTCTTTGGTAGTCACCTGCTGAACCGACACCCCAAGGCCGTGGTGAACATCGTGGAGTCAGAGAAGACCGCCATCATCATGGCGAACTATTACGGCGACTTCGACTCTCAGCTGTGGCTGGCCTGTGGCGGACTGAAGCACTTGCAACTCGACAGCCTCCAGCCGCTCATCGACCAAGGGCGAACGATATGGCTTTGGCCCGACAAGGATGGGCGCGAGGCATGGCAGGAGGTGTCCGACAAACTGGGCTACGATAAGTGCCGAGTATATACCCACTTCTTCGATACCTGTTGGACGGAGGCCGACGGCGACAAGGCTGACGTGGCCGACATCGCCATCCGCATGATGCGGACGGGCGACAAACCGCGCAAGGAAGAACCCAAGAACGAGCCGGTGAAGGTTGGCGACATCATCACGCACATCGTTGACGATGGGCAACCATTCCTTGACCCCGAAGAACTGCGCGACCCACGGGTGCGGATGTGGCGGGAAACGCTACGACAACGATACAACTTCAACAAAAGCCGAAAGGCAGGGAGCGACACGACGGCAAACGGAGCGACCGTCAAGTAAGGTTTGGCTCAGAGCGAGGGTTCGATTCCCTCCGCTCCCACTATCAGCAGCGGCTGAGAAACAGCGCGACCGAAAGGCCGCATGAGTGAATTAACAATTATTGAACAACGAATCATAATGAGGCTGTAAAGGCAGTCTCGTGGGTGCAAACCCCACTTAGGATGTGCAAGCAGACTAAATCGGAAGAGCTGATTCGGGCACAACCAGGGCAACCGCGGATGTACTGATAATTGCTAATGCTGTTATTTTCCACAAATTTCGTACCGACCACCTTGCAACGGCGATTCGGCTGTACTTTGACAGGAGGCAAAGACCCCACCCAGCGGCCACTCATCCGCTGGTTTTCGATTGCAATCACTAAATACTTATGACTTATGAGCACAAAGCAGAAAGA